CTGAAGCCTCAGCCTGCAGGCGTGCGCGAAGCGGTCGGGCCGCCGTTCCAGATCAACATTCAGGTCAATGGCCACGACGTCATCCAGCGGACGCCCCACCTCATCGGCCTGCCGGAGGCGGCCGAGACAGACGCCACCATGACCCTCGACTTCGCCGCATCCCCCGTGACCCCAGGCGGACCGCAGTCGACTGCGGTCCGGGACGGCCTGGACGCCTTCCCGCCTCCGCCAACAGGCCTCAAAGTCCCCGACTTCGACCTGCGTCCCTCGGCGCTGGTCGGAACCCCGCAGGCGGTCCTGGCCGCCAGCGGGGCGGCCCCGCAGGCCGGTGGCGCATCTCCGCCTGCGGGGCTTGGCCTCTCCAATCCAACCCCCGCCCCCGGCCGTGTCGACACGGCCCCTCAGCTGGGGTAGCGTCCGCAGCCATCGACGCCCCTGCAGGAGTTTCCTCGATGGCCCTCGCCCAACTCGCCACCCAGCTGCCCCCCTCGGGACCGGTCTCCTCGGGGCTCGTCGCGACGCCCGCGGGGACCCAGGCGACCGCGCTCCTGCTGCCCAGCGTGGTCAACTACGTGGGCACCGTGGCGACCGCCGCCGACGCCGTGAAGCTCGGCCCGGCTCCCAACCTCAACGACAGCATCCTCGTGGTGAACCAGGGCGCGGCCTCGATGCAGGTGTTCGGGTCCGGCACCGACACCATCAACGGCGTGGCCACCGCGACCGGCGTGGCCCAGGCCGCGGGTGTCGCGGCGCTGTACCTCTGCACCGCGGTCGGCGCGGTCAACAAGTGGAACCGGTTCCTGCAAGCCTGATCCTTCCGGGTGGCCCACCTGCCCCAGCCGCGCAGCGGCTGGGGATTTGTTTCGAGCGCTGTGGATAACTCGTGGCAGAGGTCCTGACCTACTCACCGCCGCCCAGCGTCTCCGGGTTCTTCATCGACGACCGGTTCGTGAGCCTGATCGTCGGTCCAGTCGGCAGCACGAAGACGACTGCAGCCATCATGAAGATCGCGTATCACGCGTCGCAGATGGCTCCGTGCAGGGACGGCATCCGTAGAAGTAAAGCCGTCTGGGTGCGTAATACTCGTGAGCAACTCAAGGATACGAGTATTCCCGATTTCTTGCGTTGGTTCCCGGACGGACTGGCCGGGACCTTCGTGCGCACCGACCTGAAGTTCCTGCTCCGCTTCAGCAATGTGGAATGCGAGGTGCTGTTCCGTGGCCTGGACGACCAGAACGATGTGCGCCGTCTACTCTCGCTGCAGACGTCATTCGGCATCCTCGACGAGTTCCGGGAGATCAACCAAGCCGTCTACGACGCCCTCCAGGGGCGGGTGGGACGCTACCCCTCCAAGCTCGACAACGGGGTCGGCTGCGTCACCGATGACGGCCGGGAGAACAAGCACATCTGGGGATGCTCCAATCCCCCGGACATCGACACCCACTGGGAGAAGCTGCTGACCGACCCGCCCTCGAACGTCAGCTGCCACTTCCAGCCGTCGGGGATGTCCGCGGAGGCGGACTGGCTGGAGTACCTTCCCCAGGATTATTACTCCAACCTGATGAAGGGGAAGTCCGAGGACTGGATCGACGTCTACATCCACGCCAAGTTCGGCAAGACCCTGGCCGGGCTGCCCGTCTACCGGACGTTCAAGCCCGAGTTCCACGTCGCCAAGACCCGCCTGCTGCCGGTCCGCATGAGCGAGCGGCCGCTGATCATCGGCATGGACTTCGGGCTGAACCCGAGCGCGACGATCAACCAGCTGGACCTGCGCGCGAGGTTCCTGACCTACGACGCCCTGACCTCGGACAACATGGGCATCGAGCGGTTCCTCGAAACCAAGCTCAAGCCCTTGCTGGCGTCGAAGTTTCCGAACTTTCCGGTGGTGGTCGTGGGCGATCCGGCCGGACAGGCGCGCGCCCAGACCGACGAGCGGACCTGCTTCGAGATGGTCCGCGCCGCCAAGCTGACCTGCTTCCCGGCGCGGACCAACGTCACCGCGGCCCGGGTCGGCGCGGTGGAGAAGTTCCTCAACCGGCAGATCGACGGCGGCCCGGCCCGGCTCCTGTGTCCGGAAGGCGCGAAGCCGCTGATCACCGCCTACCGGGGCGGCTACCGCTACCGGCTGAAGAAGTCCGGCGACGCCGAGGATGCGCCGGAGAAGAACAACCACAGCCACATCGCCGACGCCGACCAGTACGCCTGCCTGCACGCCGACGCCGAGCAGGGCGGCAACGCCTGGAGCGCACGCCAGCAGGCGCGGCCGGTGCAGCGGGTCAACGCCTTGGGCTGGACGTAGGCGCGCACACGAGGGATAGGATCAGCCATGGCGATCGGCGCAACTCCTTACGGGCAAGCCGCAACGGTTGGCCCTCAGCCGCCCCTAGGAAGCCCGCCAGCGGGCGGAGCGGGCACCGCCGTAGTCATCCAGCACCCCGCCATGCGGGCCATGTCCCTGGGCGCGCTGCAGCAGCAGGAGGCTGACACCCGCGCCGCCGCCGAGGGGCGGCAGGCGCAGCCGCTGATCACCGGGCTGGCCGGGCACATCCACCACAAGTTCTGGGTGGCGCGCGATGCGCGGCGGTTCAGCGACGTCGAGCAGCGGATGATCGACAACATGCGGGCGCGGCGCAGCATGTACACGCCGCAGAAGCTGTCGGCGATCCGGGTCGAGGGCGGGAGCGAGGTCTACGCGGGCATCACCGGGCAGAAGTGCCGGGCGGCCGCGGCGTGGATCAGGGACGTGATGATGACCACCGGCGACGAGCGCCCCTGGTCCGTGAAGGCCACAGCGGTCCCGGAGCTTCCGATCGAGGTCAACGACCTGATCGTCCAACAGGCGATGCAGCCGCTCAAGGAGCAGCTGAAAGCCGCGGCGGCGGGACAGGGTGAGCCGCCCGACCCGATGGCGACCCTCCACATGATGTCGATGATGAAGGACCAAGCCCTGGAGGCGGTGCGCCAGGAGGCCGACAAGCGCGTCGAGCGCATGGCCAACAAGATGGAGGATCAGCTGACCGAGGGTGGGTTCCTCGATGCGATGGACGACTTCATCAACGACCTGACGACCTTCCCGGCCGCCATCCTCAAGGGGCCGGTGATCCGCATGAAGCCGACCCTGACCTGGGGGCCGGATGGCCAGCCGGTCGTCAACGTCAAGCTGGTCAAGCAATGGGACCGGGTCGATCCGTTCAAGTTCTACCCTTCGCCCTCGGCGACCTGCGTCGACAACGGCGACATGATTGAGAAGCACAGCCTGAGCCGGGACAACCTGCAGGACCTCAAGGGCGTGCCCGGCTACGACAGCGGCGCGATCGACATGGTGCTGGAGAACTACGGCCGCAGCGGCCTGCGCTCCTGGCTGTACGACGACTTCGACCACGAGGACGCCGCGGGCCGCCCGTCGACGTCACTGGCCTCCAACCCCGACCAGCTGATCGACGCGCTGCAGTACTGGGGCAACGTGCAGGGTCAGCTGCTGCTCGACTGGGGGATGACCCGGGCGCAGGTCCCTGAGCCGATGCGGGAGTACCAGATCGAGGGCTGGCTGATCGGGCCGTACGTCATCAAGGCGATGCTCAATCCCGACCCGCTGAACCGCAAGCCGTACTACGCGACCAGCTACGAACGCGTGCCGGGCAACTTCTGGGGCCATTCCGTCGCCGACCTCGTGAGCGACCCGCAGGACATCTGCAACGCCGCGGCCCGCTCGATGATCAACAACGCAGCGCTGGCCTCCGGGCCGCAGGTGGGCATCCTGACCGACCGCATCGCGGCCGGGGAACAGATCACCCAGTTGAAGCCGTGGCGCATCTGGCAGCTGAACTCGGACCCGATGGGCGGGTCGACCAGCGACCCGCCGATCCGGTTCTTCCAGCCGCAGTCGATCCTCGGCGACCTGATGCAGCTGTTCGATAAGTTCACGGTGATGGCCGACGAGTATTCTGGCATCCCGCGCTACATGACCGGCAACGCGGTGGCGGGCGGGGCCGGGCGGACGGCGTCCGGCATGTCGATGATGATGGGCAACGCCGGGAAGATGATCACTTCGGTGATCAAGAACATCGACCTCAACATCATGGAGCCGCTGCTGGAGCGCCTGTACTACTTCAACATGCGCTACGAGACCGACCCCGAGCTCAAGGGCGACGTCTGCATCGTCGCCAAGGGCGCGTCGAACATCGTTGCCAAGGACGCCGCCCAGGTGCGCCGTAACGAGTTCCTGGCGACCACGGCCAACCCTATCGACATGCAGATCATGGGCATCGAGGGCCGCGCCGCCGTCCTGCGGGAAACGGCGAAGACCCTGCAGATGGACACCGACAAGGTGGTGCCGGACACCGACACGCTCCGGCAGAAACTGCAGGTCCAGTCAGCCCTCCAGGCCCAGCCCCAAGGTGGGGCGCCGGGCGCGGGCGGAGCGGGCGGCGGGCCTGCGGCGGGTGGTGCTCTGGGCGGCTCGCCGCCCGGCCCCGGCGCGACCGAGACCAACGGCCAGCAGCTGACCAACGGCGCACCCGTCACCGATACGTTCGGGGCAGGGCATTGACAAAAGACGCCAGCGACATCAGCGTCGCCCGCAATGCTCACGACCCCGTCGCCGGACGCCCTCATCGCCCTCGTGCAGATGCAGGAGACACCGAGATGGCGGGAGATCGAGGGCTTGATCGAGGCCGAGATCGAGGCGCTGACGCTCCGTCTCCTGGGCGCGCGGGACACCGCAGACGTCCATGAGTTCAGAGGCAGGGTTCTCGCTCTCCGAGAATTCCGGCAGACCGTGCAGAGCGCCCGGTCTATGCTGGCCAAGCAGGGACGCAGCGCGCCCCTGGCGTAGCTGACCATAGGGGACACCGGTCCGTCCGACCCCCGAGTTGCAGCTGGAGACGTAGATGATCGACCGTGTGCCCGACGCCGTGAGACGGCAGGCCGAGGCTATGGAAGCCCTGGACGAGGAGATGGCCAAAGCGGCCGCTCCGCCACCCCAGGAGACACCAGACCCCGACGCCCCGGAGCCCCAGGCCGAGCCGCCCCCGACGCCGCCCCCGGCCGCCGAGGACTGGCAGCACAAGTTCCAGACCCTGCAGGGCAAGTACAACGCCGAGGTTCCTGGCTTGAGGAACCAGATCGTTGACCTGAACCGGCAGATCGAAGAACTCCGCGCCGCCAAGCCCGCGCCGACACCGGAGCCAGCGCCTGCCGCGGCCGCCCCGAAGCTCATCACCGACGACGACACGGAGACTTACGGAGCCGACCTGATTGACCTGATCCGCCGTGTGGCCGTGGAAACGGACGCTGGGGAGAAGGCCAAACTGCAGGGCGAGATCGCCGATATGCGTAAGCAGATGGCGGCCCAGGCGACGCGAGTTGAGACCATGACGGAGAACGTCACGGACGACCGACGGGCGAAATACTTCACCGAGTTGGCGAAGCAATGCCCGGCCTACGAGGAGACCGACGCACGCCAGGACTTCAAGGACTGGCTCGTGCAGCTGGACGACTTCTCGGGTCTGGTCCGCAACGACATCCTGCAGGCCGCGTTCGCCGCGTTCGACGCGGACCGCACGGCCAAGGTCTTCAACCAGTTCCTCGGGGCCACACCGCCTGCACCCGCACCGCCGCCTCCCCCGGCCGACCCGCAAGCCGAACTCGCCGAACTTGTGTCGCCCGGCCAAGCCCGGACGACCCCGGTGCCCGAGCCCGACGATGGCAAGAAGGTCTGGTCTGTCTCCGAGATGGATCAGTTCTACAAGGACTTCGCCAGGGGTGAGTACCGAGGTCGCCTAGCTGACGCGCAACGCATCGAGGCGGACATCGACAGGGCTCTCGCTGAGGGGCGCGTCCGGTAGGACCGCGCCTTGAGGGGGGCTCTCAACCCCCCTCCAGCGTGAGTTATGCTCATGGCCCAGCAAGGCCCCGCCGTACAGGCACCGTTCCTGACCAACCCCGCCTACTCGGGGACGTTCATTCCGCAGCTGTGGTCCGGCAAGCTGAACGTGAAGTTCTACGCCACCACCGTCTTCGGGGAGATCGCGAACACGTCCTACGAGGGCGAGATCAAGGGGATGGGTGACACGATCACCATCAACAACATCCCGACCATCGCCATCTCCGACTACACCATCGGCCAGAACCTCAACTACCAAGTCCCGACCCCGAACAAGGTCGACCTGAACATCGACCAAGCGAAGTATTTCGGCGTCAACGTGTCGGACGTTCTCGAGTATCAGGCGAAGCCCGCCCTGATGTCGATGTTCACCGACGACGCGACGAAGCAGATGGCGATCACCATCGACCGGTCGATCCTGCTGGCCGAGTACAACAACGGGGCCGCCGCCAACAAGGGCGCGACTGCGGGCGTCATCTCCTCGGCCGTGAACCTCGGGACCGACGCGGTCCCGGTCGACCTCGCCGCGGCCGCCGACACCGTGCTGACCCTGATCCTCGGCATGGCGACCTGCCTCGACGAGCAGAACGTGCCGGACACGGAGCGCTGGCTGGTCATCGACCCCGCCACGCGGCTGCGCCTGATGCGCTCGCCCCTCCAGCAGGCTTACCTGACTGGGGACGACAAGAGCATCCTGCGCAACGGAAAGCTGGGCGTCATCGACCGGTTCACGATCTACCTGTCGAACCAGCTGCCGAAGGCCGCCGCGGGCTTCAACCCCGACGGGTCGGTCAACGGTGCGGGCGTGCAGCGCCGGGTCATCCTGGCGGGCCACTCTTCGGCGCTCACCTTCGCCGCGCAGATCACCAAGACCGAGAGCCTGCAGAACCCGAACGACTTCGGGCAGCTGGTGCGCGGCCTGAACGTCTACGGCAAGAAGATGATCAAGCCCGAAAGCTGGGTGATGGCGCTGGTCAAGAACTAGCCCCGCCGCTTCGCTGGACAGGTGCGCCGGGGTGGCCGACAACACCCCGGCGTTCTTGCATGTGAGACCTCAATGGCCGTCACCGCACAGACCATCCTGACCCGGGTGCGCTCGCAGCTTATCGACGAACAGCCGACCAAGCGCTGGACGGACGATGAGCTTCTGCGATGGCTGTCGGATGGCCAGCGCACCCTGGTGGCGATGAACCCGTCGCTGGGCATGAAGATGGTGTCGATCCCGACGCAGCCGGGAACGCTGCAGGTCTTGCCGCCCGGCGCGTTCATGCTGCTCGACATCCAGCGCAACATGTACCGGAACGACGACGACAGCTTCACGCCGGGACGCGTGGTCACCGTGGTCAGCCGGGAGAACCTCGACCGGACGGACCCGAACTGGCACACCTCGCGCCGCTCGGACGTCACCCACCACTTCATCTACGACGCCCTGCAGCCGCTGGTGTACTTCGTCTGGCCGCCGTCGACGGGGGTCAACTACCTCGACACCAACCTCGCGATGACACCGGTCGACTTCGACAGCCTCGACGACCCGATGATCGTCGAGGAGCTCTACCAGACCGCGCTGTTCGACTACGTGATGTTCCGCGCCCACCAGAAGGACACCGACTACTCGGCGGGCAACGAGAAGGCCGCGACCTACCTGCAGCTGTTCCAGATGTTCGCGCAGGGCCACGAGGCCGGTAAGGACGCGCAGACCCCGAACACCGGGCCGCCTGACGTCGGCAAGGGGGCCACATCATGAGCGCCATCGTCGACCTGATGCCGATGATCCTGCCGTTCGTGCGGGACTGCTCGACCCCGGCCGCGACCGTCGCCGCGCGCTTCGCCTGCATCGAGTTCTACAAGCACACGCTCTGGCAGCAGGAGATGCTGGAGCCGGTCGACCTGATCTCCGGCGTCGGCGTCTACGAGATCGAGGTGCCGCCGAACACCGTCCCCGCGGCGGTGATGCGCGTGAAGATCGACGGCATCAACAAGCCGCTGGAGTTCGCCACCAAGGACCGCCTCGACCAGCTGTACCGGTTTCAGGACTGGACCACCTTGGTCGGCAACCCGCGCTACTGCACCCAGGTCGACGACGCCAGCATCGTGCTCGTGCCCGCGCCGGACGACGTGATCGCCCAGCCGAAGGCGATGAAGCTGCTGGTCGCGGTGCAGCCGACGCCCGACGCCGTCGAGATCGACGACAGCGTGTTCAACTACTACTCCGAGGCCCTGGCCTACGGGGCGCGCGCCCGGCTGATGGAGACCGCGGGTCAGCCCTACTACGACCCCCAGAGCGCGCCGTTCTGCTGGTCGAAGTTCTACGCGGGCGTCAGCGAGGCGAAGGCGCGGCGGATGCGGGAGCACACCCGGGCTGTGCAGTCCGTGCAGATGAGGCCCTGGGTATGAGCCGCATCCACCTCGTCGCAGGCGACACACGCCCCCAGGTCTACGTCCAGTTGCGCAACCCGGACGACCTGCTCGACGTGTCGACGGCGGCCGTGCGGCTGAAGTTCAAGCCGTGGACCGACGACGTGGTGCTGTTTCAGGTCGACGGCGAGCTTCTGCCCGGCACCCTGCAGGACGACCTCGTGCGGGCCGACCTGACGCAGTACCCGGTGGCGGGCAGCGGCGGCCGCGTGCGGTTCTCCTTCGTGCAGGGGAGCCTGACCCTTCCGGCCGGTCGCTACCTCGGTGAGATCGAGGTCGACTACGGTGGCGTGGGCAACGTCTTCACCCTCTTCAACCGGCTGCAGTTTCAGCTGAGGGACGAGTTCTGATGGACTGGTCCGATGGCACCATCGCCATCGTCCAGGGTGTCGACCTAGAGGTCTCGGTCTGGGTCGACTACCTCGCGCCGCCACGCTGGGCCGACAGCGTGACGATGTTCGACGACGCCTTCGTGTCGCCGGTGACCTTCTTCGGACTGGCCGACCTCGTGCTGGTGGCTGAGAGCCTGACGTTCTCGCCAGTGACGATCCTGCAGCTGGACGACCTGATCACCATCCTCGATGCGGTGGCGACCGCGGCGACCCTGAACCTCGCCGCCGCCGACGCGGTGACGACGGACGATGGCTATCCGTTGGTCTATCCGCTCGGCGGCGCGACCCTGGCGCTGCCGCTGGCCGACGCCGTGCTGGTGACGGATGTCGCCGCCTACGTGAAGATCACCACGCTGCCGCTCGCTGACACCGTCACGATGGGCGACGGGCCGGTCTACGTCGCCCGGCCCGTCGCCCTGGCGCTGGTCGACGCCGTGACCATGGCCGATGCGCTCACCAACGCGCCGTCGCCGCTCTTTGAAGACGCCGTCACGATGGACGAGAGCGTGACGCTGCTGCCGCCCACGATGGACTTCATCGTCGTGGGCGGCGGCGGAGGCGGCGGTGCGGGCGCGAACGCGGGCGGAGGCGGCGGAGGCGGCGGCTATATCGCGGGCACCTCGGTCGTCTCGCCGGGGGCCTACGCCGTCACCATCGGAGGCGGCGGCCTGGGCGGGGCGATGTCGATCTCTGGCAACAGCGGCGACACGACGACCTTCGCAGCCTTCGGCACGGCGATTGGGGGCGGCGGGGGCGCAGGCGGTGCAGCGGGTACAGCCGGACGAGACGGAGGCTCGGGCGGCGGAGCCGTGGCGGGCGGCGTGGGCGGCCACGGAAGCCAGGGCTTCAACGGCGGACCGGGCAGCACGACCGGCCAGATGGGCGGCGGCGGGGGTGGCGCGGGCATCGGCGGCTCGCTGGCCAACAGCGTGCAGGCCGGGCCGGGCGGCAACGGGAAGTTCACCGCCATCTCCGGGGCGATCGACTACTACGGCGGCGGCGGCGGCGGGTCGGCGGTCAGTTCGCCCTCCTCAGGGGACGGTGCGATCCACGCGGGCAACGGAGCCTCCGTAGGGGGCCGTGCAGCGGGCGCAGGCGCGAACGGGTTCGGGGCTGGCGGCGGGGGTGGAACACCCAGCCAGAACGCCGGGAATGGCGGCTCCGGCGTGGTCATCATCAGCTACGTGTTCGGCTCCATGCAGGGCTCGGGCGGGACCATCACCTTCGTGGGCGGCAAGACCATCCACACCTTCCTCACCAGTGGCACCTTCAACGTCTCGACCCCGCTGCCGATGGTCAACGGCCTCGACCCCGTGGTGATGACCGAGGTCCTGACCACAGCGCTGACGATGACGCGGGCGTTCGCCGACACGGTCGCCATGAGCGAGGCGATCACCGATGTGCTGACACGGCCTCTCGCCGACGCCGTGACAATGGGCGAGAGCCTGAGCATCGGTCGCATTGTCGAGTTCGGACTGGCCGATAGCTGCACCATGAGCGACAGCGTGTTCGCCGCCCTGCCGATCGTGCTGGGCCTGAGTGATAGCGTCACTATGGGTGACGCTGCGATCGCTGTGCCGTCGCTTCTCGTCAACCTGAGCGACAGCGTCACCATGAACGATAGCGCTGCTGTAGATAAGGGCGTCACGGCAAGCTATCTGCTCGTCGCGGGCGGCGGCGGCGGCGGCAATGTCGTCACCGCCAACGCTGCCGGGGGTGGCGGCGCGGGCGGCCTGCTTGCTGGGACAGTCGTCCTCCAGGCGGGCAACTACAGCGTCGGGGTCGGGGTCGGCGGCACAGGTGGTATTACGGGCTCTCAGAACTTCGGTTCTACCGGCACCGACACGGGCTTGGGCTCGGGGGGCGTGCCGGTCCCTGTTGCGAAGGGTGGCGGCGGCGGCGGCGGTGCGACAACCCAAGACGCCCCCGGTACGTCGGGCGGCTCCGGGGGCGGAAGCTCCAGCTTTTCTGGCAAGCCGGGTGGAGCAGGTGTCGCAGGACAAGGCTTCGCGGGCGGGACCTCGACCGCAACCAACGCTGCGGGCGGCGGCGGCGCGGGCGGCGTCGGGACCACCTCGATCGGCGGTCCAGGGGTCGCGAATTCGATCAGCGGCGCGAGCGTCATCTATGCGGAGGGTGCAGGCCCGGGTGGCTCGGGCCTGTCTTCAAGCACGCCAGGGAGCGGCGGGCGCGCGCCCGGCAGCGGGAACGGGATCGCAGGTCAGGCCGGGATCGCGATGATCCGCTACACTGGCGCTCCAGTTCTTACGGGCGGCGTGGTCACTACGGTCGGCGGCGACACACTTCACACCTTCACGACGCCCGGAACCCTTGTCGTCCCCGGAGCGCCTACCGATGGCGTCGGCGTGACGACATGGAACCCGAACGACGCAGCCTCAAACTTGGCGCTGACGAACGGGAACTTGAGAGCCCAGCCGACAATCCCAAGCACGAATTCCTCGGTTCGCGCGACCCGGCCCCGGACCACCGGCAAGTTCTATTTCGAGGCGGCGTGGTTTGGCGGGGTCAGCGGCAATCAGCATATCGGGCTATGCGACGCCACCACCATCATGAACGGCTCACCCGATACTCATTCGTTCACCCAGTCCAGTTCGGGTCAAATGTACCTCGGCGGCACCTTCACAGGTGTGACGGGCGTGGCCTGGGCCGCCGCAGGTCAGTTCTGCCGCGTCGCCGTCGATCTCGACGCGCGCCTGTTCTGGATCGGGGCGGTCGGCCAGCCGTGGAACGCCAGCGGCACGGCTGATCCGGCGACCGGGGTCGGCGGCACCGCCTTCCCCGCCGCCCTCACGGCAGGCGTGCCGCTCTATCCGATGAGTTATCTCTACCAGACCCCCAGCATTCTTGAGCTCAATTGCGGGGCGACCGCCTTCAACGGCGTAGTCCCGAACGGCTTCGCGACTTGGAACGGCGGAGCGACGGTCCTCAACGTGGCGGATAGCGTGACCATGAGTGACGCTGCCACACCCAGCAGGTTGTGGTCCGTCACCCCGGCAGATACCGTCACCATGACGGATACGCCTGGGGTAGGCATCCTGTTCGTCGACGCCCTGCTGGTGGCTGGAGGAGGTGGTGGCGCAGGCGCTACCACGAGCATCCCACCGGGCGGCGGCGGCGGCGGCGGCGTTCTGTTCTCTGCGGCGAACGGGATCACCCCAGGAAGCTATTCGATCGTCGTCGGTGCGGCAGGTGTTGGAGGGGCCGTAAACACGGGTTCCGGGAGCACCCCTGGCGGAAATTCCACGGCCTTCGGTTTGACGGCTCAAGGCGGCGGCGTTGGATCGTTCAACGGTGCTGTTGGCGGAAATGGAGGGTGCGGCGGAGGGGGTTCTGGCGGTGCAACTGTAGCCGGTGGGACCGGCGTTGCTGGCCAAGGGTTTGCGGGCGGCACGTCTGACGCGGGCAACAGCTTTGCCACGGGTGGCGGCGGCGGCGCGGGTGCGGTTGGTGTTTCCGGGAGCTTCCGAGTGTCAGGCGCTGGCGGCGCGGGAAAGTCGAGCTCCATCAGTGGTGCTGCGGTCCTCTACGGCGGGGGCGGAGGGGGCGGCGGCAACAATCCTACCCCGATCACCCCAGGGGCTGGCGGCAGTGGCGGCGGCGGAGCAGGCGGCGGGGCCAGCGCTCCAACTGCGGGCGCGAACGGACTGGGGGGCGGCGGAGGTGGCGGCAGCATGTCGCCTATCACAGCCGGTGCGAACGGAGGCTCTGGCGTCGTCGTCCTCTCGTACCCGACGGGTTCGATGTTCGCGTCTGGCGGCACGAAAACCACGTCGGGCGGCAACACCATCCACACCTTCACGTCCAACGGGACGTTCATCGCCTCGGCGGGAGTGTCGAACCTCCTCCAAGAGAGCGGGTCCAAGCTGCTACAGGAAAACGGCTCAAACATTTTGGTGACCTGAGATGCCAGACCTAGCCATTGGAAGTCTCCCCGCAGCAGCAGCCCTGACCGGCACCGAACCCGCTGCGGTCGTGCAGGGCGGTGTCACGGTTCAGACCACCACAGGCCAGATCGCGGTGTCGGTTCTGAAGGGCATCTTCCCCGGCTACGTCTCGGGGCGCTGGTACGCGCCGATGCGGTCGGGCGGCGGCACACTCGTGACGGTCGCCGACACGATCTACGCCCACATGATCCAGGTGTTCGACTACGTGACGGTGAGCCAGTTGACCTCGCGGACGGTGACCGGGGCCGCCTCGACCAACGTCTGGCAGGGGATTTACGCGAACGTGAACGGCCTGCCCGGAGCCCTGATCGCAGGGATCACGGCGATGCAGCCCACCGCGACATCGGCGACTTCAACAAACGGGAGCTTCGCCTCCAACCCCGTCCTGCCCCCCGGGACCTACTGGCTCGCGACGCTCTGCTCGGGTGCGCCAGGACTGTCCGCGTCTGTGGCCACGGACATGGTGATGGGCGCGTTCATGGGGAACAACAGCCAGACCTTCGCGGCCTTCACGTCGACCCAGATCGAGGGCTATTCGGCGACCTCGCTGTTCTCGTCCGGCCTGCCTTCGAACTTCCCGGCGTCGCCGACGCTGATTGGTTCAGTGCCCACGGTTGCGTTCAAGGTGGCCTAGACGTTGCGCCCCACCCCCTCAACAGGTAGCGTCCCCCGGACGCTCGAACACGGAGCCCACCATGTATTCGCCGTCCAAGCTCGATGATCTGCTGGTGATGCGCGGCGAGGTTCACCTCGTCCTGACCGATATCGACGGCAAGGTGAAGGACGACTTCACCATCGAGAACCTCGTCACGACGGTCGGCAAGGGCGTCATCGCCAACCGGATGCAGGCCGCGCCGACCATCAACCAGATGAGCCACGCAGCGGTCGGCACCAGCGGCACCGCCCCCACCGTCGGCGACACCACGCTCGCTGCGGAAGTGGGAGGCTCGCGCACGGCGCTGACCTCGACCAACGTCGCCGCCGCGGTGATCACCTACGCCGCAACGCTCGGCCCTGGCGTCGGCACCGGCACCCTGCTGGAGGCCGGACTGTTCAACGCGTCGTCGGCGGGCTCGATGCTGGCGCGCACCACCTTCGCTTCCATCACGAAAGCGGCGGGCGACACCCTCAACATCACGTGGACTGTCACCGTCGGGTAGGACATGCCCGGACCGCTATTCACCAACAACGCAAGCGCGACGCTGGCGGGTAGCTACACAGCGACCGCGACCGCTATCACCCTGACCGCAGGCCAGGGAGCCCTGTTCCCCGCACCGGGCGCGGGCGAGTGGTTCATGGCGACGGTCGTCGACAACCTCAACAACATCGAGATCGTCAGGTGCACCGCGCGCACCTCGGACACCTTGACGGTGCTGCGCGGCCAGGAGGGCACGCCCGCCCGGGCGCTGGGGTCCGGCGAGAAGCTTGAGAACCGCCTGACGGCGGGCGCGCTGAAGGACATCAAGACCGGCGTGCTCGACCCGGCCCAGGTCCCCAACGGGTTCATCACCGGGCCGATGCTGGCCCCGCTGTCGATCACCCAAGGCAAGCTGGCCGACGGCTGCGTCACCACCCCGAAAATCCTCGACGGCAACGTCACAGCGTCGAAACTGGCGTCGGGTGCTGCGCTATCAAATCTGGGCTTCACCCCCGTCCAGCAGGGCGGTGGGGTCTCCCAGACGGCAGATAAGATTTTTCTCGGCTGGTCGGCGGCGAACATGCTGCGGCTCACCGTCGGGTCGACCGACCTGGGCTTCATTCTCAACAAGGTCGACGACGGCAGCGTCGGGTCGGCGGGCTACCGCGCCCTGCCGATCAACGACCAGAACGCCAACTACACCTTCGGCCTCGTCGACCAGGGCGGCAGCGTGGTCCACACCACCGGGAGCCACGCCTATGTCGTGCCCCCTGACAGCGTGCCGCTCGCACGCGGGTCGATCATCCACATCGTCAACCGGGGCGGCACGCTGAACATCAACCCCTACCCCGGTGTGGTGCTGACCTACATCCCCGGTGGCGCGACGGGTGGCCGCATCCTGGCGAACCCCGGCGTCGCCACCATCGAGAAGCTCGACCCCAGCGCCTGGATCATCTACGGCGCGGGGCTGACATGACCGGCGCAGCGATGGCCGCAGCCGGGTCGGCCACCTCGTCCCTGGTGATTGCCCCGGCTCCCCCCGCAGGCGGGGGCGGCACCGATCCCGGTGGTGGCGGAGGGACCCCGCCACCGGACCCGGGCGGTGGCGGCGGCACCATGACGGTCGCCGTCAGCCCGGGAGACACCCACGGGTTCTGGGACGCCGAGGTCCACCAGGGCATCTGCGACCCGGTGTCGGCGATCCCGATAGGCGGGGTCCTCCCGATCACCTACGCCTGGGAGTGGGTCTCCGGTGCGGTCTTCTCCATCACGCCTACCACGATCGCCAAGGACGTGACTTTCACCTTCACCGGGGCGACGCCGCGGGCGGGCGTATACAAGGTGACTGCGACCGACAAGAATGGCTTGAAGGCGCAGGGCACCGTGAACGTCTACGCCAATCAATAGGAGACCACCCATGAAGTTCGAAGACGTGATGTCGAAGATCGAGGGCGCTCACTCGGTGGGCGGTCAGCTGATCGTCAACAAGGGTGGCGTGAACATCCTTGTCGGCAAGCAGGTCCAGGGCATGCTGATCGTCGAGGACACCGACGAGGCCCGGCTCATCGTGTTCGAGGCGACCGGCGTCGCGATCGGCGTGGCGGGCGAGGACGACGACCCGGAACCCAAGACCCACCATGTCGAACACCATGACGAGGTGAAGACTAAGGACGCCAAGAAGTAGGCGATGACGTCGATCAGGGTCCTCGGGTTCGACGGCCTGATCCCGAAGCTGTCACCCTCGCTTCTGGGGGACAACTTCGCCCAGGTCGCATCGAACGTGAAGCTCTACAGTAAGGAGCTTCGGTTCTGGCGGGGACCCCTGCTGGCCTATGCGCCGCCGCCTGCCGCCTACAAGACGCTCTACCGGCTGTTCAACTCCGTGGGCGGAAGCGTCTTCCTGCTGTGGCTGACCGAGGTGGACGTGGCGGTGAGCCCGGTCGCCGACACCACCGAGAGCCGCATCTACTACACCGGCGACGGGACGCCGAAGAAGACCAACTACGCGATGGCGACCAGCGGTGCGGAGCCCTACCCCAGCGCATCGACCGGCTTCATGGAGATGGGGGTGCCCGCCCCGCTCACCGCGCCCACCCTGGCGCTGACCCCGGACGGCACAGGCACGGTGGAGACGCGTGCCTACGTCTACACCTACATCTCCCACTTCGGTGCGGTGTCGGCGGAGAGCGCGCCCTCGCCCGCCGCCTCGATCGACGTCAAGCCGACCGGCGCGACCGTCACCGTGTCCGGGTTCGCAGCCCCTCCGGCAGGGTACAACATCACCAGCCGCCGCATCTACCGCACCGTCGTCGGCGCGAGCACGGTCAGCTACCAGTTCGTCGAGGAGGTCATCCTCGCCACCACCAGCTACCCCGACAGCAAGACGGTCGCCCAGCTGGGCGAGGTGCTCGGCACCATCGGCTGGCTCCCGCCGCCCGCGACCCTGGCCGGTCTGGTCTCCCTGCCGGGCGGCGCGCTGGCGGGGTTCGTCGGCAACACGGTCTACTTCTCCGAGCCGTATCACCCGCACGCGTGGCCGCTGAAATACGCCATCACCCTGCCGGTGAACAAGATCGTCGGCCTGGGCGTGGTCGGCTCATCCGTGGCGGTGATGAGCGACACCCAACCGTTCTTCATCCACGGCGGCGACCCGGGCTCGATGTACACCGAGAAGGTCCCGCTGCAGGAGCCATGCGTCGCCAAGGCGACCATCGCCGCCGACGAGGACGGCGTGGTCTATGCCAGCCCCAACGGTCTGGTCCTGCTGTCCGCGCAGACCCGCGGCCTCGTGACCAACACCCTGTTCACCTACGACGAGTGGCGGCCGCTGGTGCCCGCGACCATGAAGTCGGTGGTGATGGAGGGGCGCTACTTCGGGGTGTTCCCCAACGAGACGCCGTCCCGCTGCCTGATCCTGAGCCGCGGTGACCCGCCCGCGCTCAGCTACATGAACATGCCCGCGCTGTGCATGCACGTCGACGCCAGGAACGGGTTCCTGTTCTACGTCAACGACCACGATAACTTCGTCTACCAGCTGGACGCCGACGACGAGACCCCGATGAACTACGAGTGGCGGTCGAAGCGCTGGTTCGTCGACCAAGCCCAGACGTTCAGCCTGCTGCGGCTGGACGCCGACTTCGGGCAGGTGCTGAGCGCCGAGGCGTTCCAGGCGGCCTACGACGCCGCCGTGGCGTGGAACACCGCCCACTTCCCCGGCCCTCTGATGGGCGCGATGAACGAGGTCCCGATCAACACCTGGGACGTCAACGGCTCCATCCTGCTGAACCTGCCCCGGCGCGCGTCGTCGAGGACCGTGCAGGTGGTCATCTATGGCGACGACCACAACGTGGTGGCCAACCTCACGCCGTACACCCTGGACCCGATCCGGGTGCCGCCGTTCAAATGCCGCCAGCTTGAGCTTGCCATCCTCGGCAACATCAACGTGCGATCGCTGCATCTGGCGACCACGATTGAGGAGCTCAAGTCGTCATGAGCGCCCCGCTCCCCGATGTCCCGCCTGTCGCGCCGCCCGCGCTCTACACCCTGCTGCAGGCCATGCGGAAGGAACTGCTGGCGCTGCGTGAGCAGCTGGACGCGCTGCTGGCGAAGGAAGCCAGCGAGCCGTGACCAGCTGGGAGGTCGTCTCCGACGCCGACGCGGGCTACGCGTTCATCACTCAACACTACGACATCGGCCGGACGCAGCAGTTCCGCGCCATCTGCAACAAGCGGGACGGGGAGATCGTGGCGGCGGTCGGCTATGACGAGTGCAACGGCTCCAACATCTTCTGCCACATCGCCTCCGACGGGTCGAAGCGCTGGATGACCCGCCACTACCTACATGAGATTTTCAAGTTCCCGTTCGTCACCATCGGCTGCGAGCGCATCACCTTGTGGATTGACGCGGCCAACATCCCGAGCCTCGTCTTCGTGACCAATCTTGGGTTCCGCCGCGAGGCGGTGCTAGAGAAGGCAGGCCGAGATGGCCACGATGTGCTGATCTACCGGATGTTCCGCAGGGAGTGTCGCTATGCCTGAGCGCTATTTCTGCAAGAAGGACACCAAGGGACAGTACGATCCGCAGGTCGGTGCGGCGGCCGCAGCTAACACCGCCCTCGCCCAGAAGTCCGAAGCCTGGAACGAGGACTTCTACGCGCAGCACGTCGCCCCCGCTCTCGACCAGATGCAGGCCGAGAGCAAGACGAACCTCGAACGGCAGGGCCAGCTGTTCGACATGAACATGTCCCAGGCCAAGCTGCAGGACGAGCGCTACCGCACCCTCGGCATCCCCGCCGAGGACAAGTACTACCAGATGGTCAAGGACTACTCCGGTCCTGAGGAGGAGCAGCGGCAAGCCGCGGCGTCGCTGGGCGACGTGCGGACGGCGGCGGCCGGTCAAGCCGCGCAGCAGGCCCGCCAGTTCCGCAGCCTCGGCATCGACCCCACCAGCCCGGCAGCGATGTCAGCGCAAAGCGACGTGGCCGTGCAGAACGCCGCGACCGAAGCCGCTGCGGCCACGCGCGCCCGATCGGCTGCGAAGGCGCTGGGGATGTCGCTGACCAGCGACGCCGCCAATTTCGGTCGCGGCGGCCAGTCCGGCATCCTCCAGTTCGGCGGCGCGGCGGGCGGCGCATCGAGCGCGGCCTTGAGCGGTGCGCAGGGCACGGCCAGCATCGTCCCCGGGGGGGCGGCCAACGTGAACACCGGACTGGGTCTGGCCGGGAAGGCGTACGGCTCGAACCTCGACGCCTACACCTCCCTCAACAAGTCCTCGATTGATGCGTCGGCCGCGGAGAATTCGGCTGCGGCCCAGGGTATCGGCTCAGCGCTGGGGCTGGCCACGTCGTTCATCCCCGGGTTCGGCAAGTCCGACCGCCGTCTCAAGAAGGACGCCAAGCGCGTCGCCACGCTCGTCCACGACATCGGCATGTGGGCCTTCCGTTACCTCTGGGAGCCCGCCACCGCGCCGATCCGGTACGGCTACATGGCCGACGAGGTCGAGCCCTGGTTCCCTGAGGCGGTCGCCACCGGGCCTGACGGCTACAAGATGGTCGACTACAGCAAGGTCATGGTCTGATGCGGTTCGGCACAGGGCTGGGTCTGGCGGCAGGTGGCTTCGTCAAGGGCTACGAGAGCGCCGAAGACATCAAGAACAAGCGCGCTGCGCGTGACGCCCAGGAGCTTGAGACCAAAACCAAGCGGGATGAAGCGAGCCGGTCCGACGCTGAGCGAGCCGTCATGCAAGGGGCGAAAATCCCCGGCATCGACACGGTGCCCGGCAACTACGATCCGGCTGCGGCCGCGACGAGTGCGTACGGCGACTACCAGTCGAAGCAGGCCGCCGATGCTGCGCAGGCTGCAAGTCAAACCCCCCTGGCGCGGCTGGCCGCGATCTTCCACCCCAACAAGGTCGCGGTCACCGCGTCGTCGGCTGGCGTTGGCCCCCCGCTGACGCCAGCCGACACCGGCGCGGCTCCGGCTGGACCTCCACCGACCGCGCCTGCGCCGACGCCCGGTGTCGGGTTGGGCGCGGCGGGCGGTGTCACCGCTCCTGAGACCCCGGCCGTAGGGTTGGCTGGAGCGCAGGCCGCCCCTGTGCCCGGTGCTGATCAGGCGACGGCTCCCGAGCTTACGGTCACCGCCCGTGGCCCGCACAAAATGACAGAGGCCGAGGGTGCGCTTTTCAGAGCGCAGGCCCTGCGCAAGATCGGAAATACCCAGGGCTCGATGGCGGCCTTCAAGGAGTACCACGACCTCACGATGGCCGAGCAGAAGAAGGCCATGATGTTCGCCAACGACGACGAGTTGTCGACGAAGATCAGCGACCTGACGGGCCGTGACGTCGACGTTCAGACGAACAAGGACGGGGCGAAAGAGGTCACCGTCGACGGTAAGAAGTCGCACACCTTCGGGTCCCAGGAGGCGTTGCTGAACTTCGGGTTCGGCATGCTGGACAACGACCCGCAGGCCAGCCTGCAGGCGGTGACGGCGTCGAATAAGGAGGCGACCCAGTCCCTACTCGTGAGGGGCGAGATGCAGAAGATCACGTCATCCATCCGCAACGCCGCGGAGGAACTCCAGCTTCGCAAGCGGTCCGACTTCCGCACCCAGACGGAATGGGAGCAGGCGCAGGGCGAGTACAAGCAGATGCAGGCCGACGCCGACATCCTCGACGATCCGTCGAACGCCTACACCCGGCCGGATGAATACGCCCAGGCGGCGAGCCGGGCGGGCCGCAACCGCTATACGTCCAAGGAGATCAACACGAGCACCCAGACCGTGGACCCGACCACCCAGATGGTGACGCGTGCGCCCGCTAACCGGGCGATCGAGGCGGGCAAGGCCGAGGCCGCGAGGATCGCCTCCGATCCGTGGGTGGTCGGCAAGGTCATCGGGACTGGCAACGGGCAATTCGGCGTTCGCGGGCCGGACGGGAAAGCCTACCCGGCGAACAGCTTTGCTCACGCCCAGCGTCTCGCCAAGCGGCTCTATCCGAACGGACCCCCCGTAGCCGCAAAGGCGAAGTAGATGCCGGACTTCGTCTTCGACGACCCGGAGATGAACACCGCACCAGGGAGCTCTCGACCGAAGGTCGGGCTACCCGTCCACAAGGTTGCCCGGACCACCACCCCGTCGCCGGTCAAGGCGTCGACCCCGAAGGACCTGCCCCCGCCCGAGGAAGAGGCGGCTCCTGGCGGCGAGGACGCAGGCTTCTCCTTCGACGACCCGGAGATGAACACGCCCTACACGGCGGCGGCCCCCGGCCCGTCCGGGAAGTCGGCGCTGAAAGAGAGCGCCATCCGGTCGACCGGCAACGTCCTGTCGCAGACCGGGCGCGCGTTGCGTGATGTGGGCCTGCCGACCAAGGGCGTCGAGGAATACGGCACGAAGCTCGCCGAGGAGCATCCAGCTGAGGTGAACACCCTGGCCGAGGCGGCCAAGAGCCCCTGGCAGACGACCAAGGAAGCAGTCGGCGAACTGGCCCCGCAAATCGGCCTGAACCTCGCGGGCGCTGCAGCAGGCGCACGGGTGGGTGCGCTTGCCGGTGCGCCGTTCGAGGGTGTCGGCGCGGCCCCGGGCGCGGTGGTCGGTGGCCTGATCGGCGGCTTCGCGCCGAACTTCCTGCAGGAGTACGGCGGCATCCGGCAGACGCAGGACCAGACCGGCAAGGACAACATCCCCCTGGCGCTGGCCGCGGGCGGCGCTGCGGCGGGTGTCGACCTGCTCGAACCGGAGACCGCGTTCGCCCGTAAGCTGGTGACAGGTTCTCTGAATAAGGTCGGCGAGAAGGGCCTCGTCGCAACCGGCAAGGCGGTCGCCAAAGGCCTCGCCAAGGAAGCGCTGGGCGAGACGGTCCAGACAGGGCTGGAGCGGGTGGGCGCGGAGCAGGACCTGACCGGCCCCGGAGCCCTGGACGACTACGCCATCTCGGCGATCAAGGGCGGGATCGGAGGCGGCGTGGTCGGAGGTGTCGAGCACCACGTCTCGCCCCGCCACGGGCAGGCGAGCGCCGAACCGCAGACCCTGCCTGAGGACGAGGAGGCCGCGGCCCCCGCAGGCCCCTTGCCGACCCCGGCTAAAGTCGACCAGACCCGACAGGGGGATCGCCCACAAGGGCTGTTCGATGTCGACCACGTCCTCGACAACGGGATTGCTTCGGTCGAGACGGGTGGCCGCCCGGAGCGGGTGTCCGAGAAGGGGGCGGAAGGCAAGCACCAGCTGCTGCCCGCCACCGCCAAGCAGGTGGCTGAGCGTCTCGGTGTGCCGTTCGACGAGGACCGGCTGCTGCACGACCCGGACTACAACCGCATGCTGGCGCGAGCCCACCTCGACCAGCTGCGCAAGCACTACAACGGCGACATGTTCCTGGCGGTCACCGCCTACCACGCGGGCCAGGGCAACGTGGACAACTGGGTCACCCGCTTCAAGTACGACCCGTCCGACCCCGAGGCGTTCCTGACCCAGGTCGCTCCGATCGCGCCGCGCAGCGCGGAGTACCCGCAGAAGGTCATGGCCGCGATGGGCGGCGACCTGGGCATGGCGTCCGAGGGCGGCGGCGAGGTTGCTGGTGGTGCGGCTCCCGACGAGTTCGACACCTCGCCCGACAGCGTCCTCAAGTTCATCCGCGCCAACGCCAGCGATACCGAGGAGCCCGCGCCCACGACCGAGGCCACGAAGAAGCTGGCGACGGCGATCGCGGCGGGCGGGGATCAGGCCGCCGCTGCGCTGGCCGCGGAGCGCAAGGCCATCGACGCGCGCATGCAGGCGCTGACTGCGCAGGAAGGCACCGTCGAGCCGGAGAAGATCAACGCCCAGCTGGGAAGGCTGGCCTCACGCGAGAAGGTCCTGACGGCGGCGGTCGAGGCCGCGCGCCGGGCGGAGGGACAGCGGCAACGCGAGGGCGGTCTACAAGGCGACCTGTTCGCGCCGCCTGCCGCCGCGCCGGTCACGCCGGTCGCCGCCGCCCCCGCTGCAGGGCCGGGCGTCAACCTCGTCACCGAGCCCGCCAAAGCGCCGTTCGGGCGGCGGCCGACGATGGCCGGGGAGCCGGACTTCAACCCGAACCCCGACCTGATGCGCGCCGCCGACACAACCCTGGCCGATCGGCTGCGGATGGAGGAGGCCAACTCCAAGTCGGCGCGCACCCAGGCCGAGGGGCCTGCCGTTGCGGCGGCACAGTCGGCGGCGGAGAAGTCTGAGCGTAGCCGGGTGCTCGCCAAAATCCTGTCGAACCCGAACGTCTCGGACCCGCGTGCGGACTTCAAGGCGCACATGGAGCACCTGACGTTCTCGCCGGACCTGACCACCGAAGAAGAGGCCAGGATCAGGTCGGAGGAACGCTTCCGCCAGCAGGAGACCCATCAGGCTGCGATCGACGCGGCGACGGCTGCAGGCGAAGGGGGCGAGGACACCACGCTGGGGGTCAAGGAGCGGGCCGCGCCTGCGGCTGCGCCCATTGCCGCTGCGCCCGCCGCGCCGGAGCCCGCCGCCGCGCCTGCCGCGCCTGCCGCGCCCGCCGCGCCGGAGCCTGCCGTCGCCATCCCTGGGAACATCCGCCAGCGCGCCGAGGCCCACGCGGAGAAGCTGGGGTCTAGCGAGAGCAACTGGTTCCTGCAGGGCGCGCATCAGGCGCTGGGCGACGTGGACACCCCGACGCCGACCCGGCCCTCGCTCAAGGCGTGGTTCCAGAACGGCCAGAACTTCGTCAAGGAGGAGCAGGCTCATCAGGAGCGCGAGGCCAAGGCCAAAGCGCCGAAGCCCGAAGCCCCGGCGAAGAAGGCCGCGGCGATCGTCAAGAAGTCCCCAGGCAAGAAGGCCGCGCCCGCGGCTGTTGAGAAAGCTGTCACGACGTCGAAGGCAAGGACCGCCGCCAAGGCCGCGCCGAAGACGGTGACGGCCGCCGACATCGTGAAGCGGCGAGCCGAGGAGAAGGCGAAGTCGGACCGCGACACCTTCCACGAGAGGGTGGACGCCGAGGTCGGCAAGACGATCACCGCCCAGCAGGCCCAGCAGCTGTTCATCGCCGCCGACATGCAGGAGAACCTAGGCAAGGAGAGCGTCGACAAGTTCTCGGTGAGCGAGCTCAACGAGATGCTGGCCAACGCCCAGGCCGAGCGCTCCGCCGCGCTCCGCCCGAAGCTGGCGGTGCGTCGCGAGCAGGTCCGCGCCGTCTCCAGCATCCGTCAGTGGCATGCCCGGCTGCGGGCCGAGCTCGATCGGCGCGGCCTGCGCAACGTCCGCCTGATCACCTCCTCGCTCCAAGCCCTGGCCGAACATGGCGAGGACACGCTGGGGGCGTTCCACGCGGCGGCGGATGGAATGAGCCGGGTGATCGAGATCGCCCACAACTCGGTCGACCCTCTCAAGGTCCTCAGCCACGAGACCATCCACGCCCTGCGCGACATGGGCGTATTCCACCCCAAGGAGTGGGAAGCCCTGGTCAACATGGCCAAGGGCAACAAGCACCTGATGGAGTGGGTCGACAGCGCCTACGGCCACCTCGACGAGAACGAGCGCATGGAGGAAGCCGTCGCGGAGATGTTCTCCGACTGGGCTTCCGTGCACAGCGAGCAGGCTGGCCTGCCGTTCGCCAAGCAGGTGATGGCCAAGATCAAGTCGTTCTTCGTGGCCCTGCACCAGTCCATGACCCGGTCGGGCTACCGGGATGCGGCCTCGGTGATGAAGGACATCGAGACCGGCGTGGTCGGTAACCGGGCGGAGACCGGCGCGCAGGGGACGCCCGGCTCAAAGGCGATGTTCGCCGGGCGCAACGCGCGCACTGCCAACACCGACGCCATGACCAAGGCCATTGTGGAGCAGGATAAGGAGCTTGCCCGGCAGAAGTTCGGGTGGCACCGCGACGAGGCCGACGGCCTGATGAAGTTCGAGATCGACGACAGCCGGGCCAAGTTCAAGAAGCCCTTCGCCGACTGGCCGGAAAGCAAGTCGCTCGGCGAGACCCACGAGATGAAGCTGGGCGACGTGCTGGACCACCCGGAACTGTTTGCCGCCTATCCGGAACTCAAGGACGTCACGGTCACCAAGCGGCCAAGCCTGTTCGACATCTGGAGGTCGACGCAGGGCTGGTACAACGAGACCACCAACACCCTCAACGTCACCCCTCACGCGCAGGACCCGCTGAGCGTCATGCTCCACGAGGTGCAGCATGTCGTGCAGGGGATCGAGGGCTTCGCCCGCGGCGGAAGCCCCGAGGCGATGAAGCTGACCAAGCCCGCCAACCTCGCCAAGCTGCGCACCTACTACGAGCGCAAGGCCGACGAAGACCACGCGGCCATGATGGCCAATCAGAAGCCGCCCGGGTCGCGGTTCGGCCTGCCGATGTTCGAGGGCAAGCTAGGTAGGCTGATGGAGCTCGAAGACGAGACGACCCCGGTGTCCAAGAAGATGGCTGAGATCGCTCGCCTCGATGAGAAGGTCTGGGACGCCAAGACCGCGGTGTCCGACCAACGGGCAAAATTCGAGGCCGAACGGAGGGCCGCCCTGGAGAAACACAACGACGCCTACGACAAAGTCAAAGCCGAGTTCACCAAGGCTAACGACGCCTCGTGGCAGGCTCCGCCCGCGGAGCGTCCTGCTCAACGTCAGAAGGCCGATGAGCTTCAGCGCGAGCTATTCGCCATGCGTATTCCGAAGCGGGACTACGCCGCTGAGGAAGCCGTGAATAGCAGGTTGCGCGATCAGGTCACCCAGGCCGAGAAGGAGCAGACCGCCGCCCAGGCCGAACTCAAGGAGTTCGGCGATTTCACCGACATGCAGTACGACCTCTACCAGCTGCTGGCCGGGGAGGTGGAAGCCCGCGACACCCAGTCCCGCCAGCAGCTGTCAGCCGACCAACGCCGCGTCACCCCGCCAGGGGCGCACGAGGGCATCCGTCCGTCGGAGAAGATCGTCGCGCGCAGCATCTCCGCGGCGTCTCGTGTCGCCCTGAGCAAGGCCCGTAACAGCCCCGAGAGCCGGGCGCGGCGCACGGTGACGGACCGGGCGGCGGCCAGCGTCAAGGTGACCACCGACCAGCTGCTGCGCCAGGGCCACGTCTGGATCGCCACGACCAAGGACCTCGCCAAGATGATGTCCCGGCACATGCCGTCGGCGCAGGCGGTGGTCGACCTGCACTCGCGCAGCCACGCGATCGCGCGAGATTTTCAGGAGCGACTGATCGGGATCAAGGATCGCTACCACGCGCTGCCCGGCAACGTGCAGGGCACCGGCAAGGGCTCGATCTCAGAGTTCCTCTACGACAGCACCACCTCCGGGAAGTGGGGCTTCGACCCGATCTATCAGGCCAACGCCGAGGTCGACCCGAAGCTGGCCGAACGGTTCCGCGCCATGCCTGCGGCCGCCCGCGCCGTGATCAAAGACGTCTTCCGCTTCAACTTCGACGCCCGGAACAACCTGCATCAGGCGACCATCGGGGTCATCAACACCGAGTACGATCCGCAGATCGCCGCGGCCAAGACCGACGCCGATCGCACGACCCTGGAGAAGATGAAGGCCCGCGCCCTGGCCCACTTCTCCCGGGTCTTCGACACCCAGGAGGGCCTGCCCTACACGCCCCTCAAGCGGGAGGGCGACTGGGCTGTGGTCGGCAAGTCGGCGACCTACCGCGCCGCCGAGAAGGCGGGCGACCAGAAGGAGATGGACCGCCTGCGGCCGGACCCGAAGCACTACTTCACCGACTTCCGCGACACGGTGGGCGAAGCTGAGGCCCTGGCCCACAACGTGGCCACCCGTTTCGGGGATGACGGCACCTACCACTTCCCCCGCGACAAGGTCAGCGAGGGGGCGATCGGCGGCCAGGAGCTTTACCTCGCCTTCGACCAGCTGCGCACCGCGATCCAGGGCGAGGCCGACAAGGGCTCCAAGATGGCGCAGCGGCTGCACCGGCTGGCCACCGACCTCTACCTGCACACCCTGTCCGACACCTCGGCCCGCAAGGGCGAGCTCGGTCGGGAGACCATCTCGGCGAAGGACCCCGTCACCGGCGAGGTGATGGACATGATGAAGGCGTTCGTCTCCCGGGGGAACGCCACGGCCAACTACGTGGCCTCGATGTCCAACAACCCGCAGATGCAGGTCGCGCTCAACAGCATGCGCAAGGAGCTTTCGGCGACCCCGCCCGCGCAGCGCAAGGCCGTGCAGCGCATGCACAACGAGATGATGTGGCGCTACGTCACCAACCTGGGGAACCGTCCCAACCGTGCGGTCGACAAGATCGTGCGCGGGGTGTCGGTCTGGAACCTGCTGTCGTCGCCGTTCTACTACATGCAGAACGCCACCCAGGCGGTGCTGATCAGCCACCCGATCCTGGCCGCCCAGTTCGGCTACGGCCGCGCCACCGCCGAGATGAACAAGGCGTACGCGGACTTCGGCCGGATGACCAAGGGCACCGCGCTGACCGATCGCGTGGACTTCAAGAAGGCCCCCGCCGACGTGCGCGAAGCGCTGCAGCACCTCGCCGACACCGGCCGTCTGGATGCGGGCTACTCCGGCGAGTTCGGCCACTGGGAGATGGACGGCGACGGCCTGCTGCCGAAGTCGTGGAACACCGTCGACAAGTTCATGCGGATGATGCCGCAGCGGGTCGAGGTGATGAACCGGGTGGTCACCGGCATCGCCGCCTACCGCTCCGCCGTGAAGGGCGGCAAGTCGGCGGCCGAGGCCCACGAGATCGCGGGCAAGCTGATTGACGACACGCACGGCGACTATTCCGGCTTCAACTCGCCGCGGCCCTTCAACACCAGCTTCGGCAAGGTCGCCCTGCAGTTCCGCAAGTTCCAGCTGATCATGGGCGGGCTGGTGGCCAAGGAGTTCCACCGCACCTTCAAGGGCGCGACGCGTGAGGAGCGCATGCAGGGCTTCAAGGGCCTGACGTTCCTGTCCGCCCACCTCGCCGCGATCGGCGGCATCATCGGCCTGCCGGGCTCGGCGCTGCTCGGCCCGATGCTGGGCTTCCTCAAGAACCTCGTGGATCAGGACGACGACAAGGATTGGGACAACTGGCAGGAGGACCTGCGCAAGTCCCTGGGTGCGGGCGGCGAGGGGTCCAAGCGGAACTGGTTCGCCGACCTGCTCTACAAGGGTGCGCCCTACGCGCTCCTCAGCATGGACACCTCGGACCGCCTGGGTATGGGCAACATCGCCGCCCTCGCGCCGTACACCGATCTGCCGGATGCGCTGACCAGCAAGGACAAGTTCTACAGCGCGATGGGCAAGGCCATGCTCGGGCCGTCGGGCGGCATCCTGGGCAAGCTGGTCGACGGCTGGGGCTTCGGGATGGAGCAGGGGGACTGGACCCGCGCCGCCGAGAGCATCGCCCCGGTCGGGATCAGCAACGCCATGAAGGCCGCGCGCTTCCACACGATGGGCCTGACGAACAAGCAGGGCGACGTGCTGATGACGCCGGAGGATATCTCGGCGCTCGACCTCTTCTACACGGCCATCGGTGTGCGGCCGCGGTCCCTGGTCAATCAGGCGGAGCGGGCCTCGGCGGCCTACGACGCCAACACCCACTACGACGAGATGACGACCGGCTTGAAGAACCGCTACACCCGCGCCGCCAAGTCCAAGGATGCGAGCTCGATGCAGGACGTGCGTGCGGAGTGGCAGCAAATCCAGGCCGCCCGCAAGCGCGACGGCTTCAAGCCCCAGCCGCTCAGCACCCTGCTCAAGGCCCCGGCCCAGCAGCGCAAGCGCGAGCACGGCGCGATCGGCGGGGTGGAGGCGTCGAAGGTCGACCGGATGTTCCTGGCCGACATGATGTTCGCTGACACGCCCGGCGAAGCCCAGGCGCTGGACGACGAGCCCTAGGGCTTGCCGCCTGCGGCTGGCTGGGCGGCGGCCATCTGCTGGATACTGGACTGCACGACCTTGCTGGCCGCCCCAGCCATCACGTCTGGATAGAACACCCAGCAGGGGATCGACATCCCCTTGGTCGGATAGCCCGGAGCGCCCTTGCCCAGGCTGTGACGCTTCCCGGGATCAGGGTCGCACCACCCCAGCTTGGCGGCCGTCTCGAACAGCGCCGTGGCCGAGAGACTGTGCTTGCTGGCCCACTGGCGGGCAGCTGACCGGCTGATGATCAGCAGCGACGTGGGGTCGGACGTGGACGGGAAGATCGCCCGCGCCAGGAGGTTGCGGGGTTTGGGGTCAATGACAACGGCTTCGCCGCCACCCCGACGATCGCCTGTGCCGAGCGTGGACAGGGTGTCCGGCCACAGGGCGTTGATCATGTGGCCGATGTGATCCTCATGGGTGTCGATGTTCTCCATCCGCTGGTCGCGGTTCTTGGCGAGTTCGTCCCGCATCCAGCCGATCACCGGCTCGACCTCGAACCGCAGCAGGTCGAGCTTCCGGCAGATGACGAGCGCCACGACCACGGAGGCGAACAGCGCCGACCAGTGGCGCTCCATCTGGGTCAGCTTGAGACCCGTCGTCAGCTTGGCCTGAGTGCGCCGAAGGTCGGCTGCGATCGAGGCGCGGTTCTGGGTGATGTACTTGGCGAACTTGCGGCCAGCGTGGCCGTAATGCTCGCTGAACTGAGGGAAGAGTTCGTTCGCCTCGTTGGCGGTCAGGTGCTTGTCGGGGTCCAGGGTGAACTCGAACAGGCGGCTCATCTCCGCCTCAGCGTTGGACCGGTGCTGCGCCAGCTTCTGCGACAGCAGCGTGTTGCCCGACGCCAGCAGGATGGTCGACCAGTTGGAGTTGTTCGACCGGGTCTCGCCTGCGGTATTCATGCGCTCCTTGGCGCGGCCGCTCGACACCGAGAAGACCAGTTCGGACACCTCGGCGTTCTCGGCGTTGGTGAGCTCGTCGTAGACCACGGGCAGGGAGTTGTAGGCCCCGAGGATACCCCAGAGCGCGACCTTGGTGGCGTGGCCGGAGGCCAGCATCATCGGCTTCCAGTCACCCCAGACGCTCAGACCCACCTTCTGGACCGTGGTCTTGCCGACGCCGGAGCCTTCCGAATAGGAGAACACCGTGACGCCACTGACCTGATCCATCAGGCTGATCAGCGGGGCGGCGAAGGCGCAGCCCAGCTGGAACTGGAAAGCCTCCTGGCCCGGCGCGTTGTAGGCGCGGTCGACCAGGGCGACCCAGGTGTCGAGGTCGCCGACGCAGACCCCGGTGCCCTTGCGCCGTGCGGCCTCGCCCGTCAGGACGGCCCGGGTCTCGCTGCCATCAGGGGCATAGATCACGTCGCCCAGGACGAACTTGTCCTCGACCCACCCGAAGCTCTTATGGGCCATGACCTGTTCGGCGGTGTCCTTGAGATGGGTGATCCAACTCTTGAGGTAGCCCTGCAGCTTGGGCTCGTGCCCGCGGCGCGCGACGATCTCCTGGGCGGCCAGATGTCCGTTCAATTCCGCGCCTCCTTTGCCGGTCACGCTGTTCGGCAGGATGAAGTTGTGCGGACCCTCACGCTTGTCGGCCTGGAATTCAATGTGCCCTTCGCCGTCAACCCAGAGACGCGTGAGGGCTGTGAAGAAGGTGTCGCAGATGACCTCGGTCTCGCGGACCTTCTCGCCGTCCTTCTCCTTGATTGACGTGTAGGTCAGCTGACGGCCTTCGCTGGTAGTCGCGACGCCGTAGCCGTAGGGCAGCTGGATCGGGGCGGCCTTGACGAACCCGGTGGTCGTCTTGGTCGGCAGCGGCTCGACGACCACCGTCTCGATCCGCGGCCGCCCCAGCACGATCGGGCTCTTGATCTTGCCGAAGTGCGGGCAGGCCGCGCACATCTGGTGGTGCTGCTCGCCCAGCTTCTCGCAGGTGGTCGGCGGATACTGCGCGGCTTGGCTGAGCTTGGTGTCGGTCTCGGCCTTGGAGTACAGCGGGTGGCCGGTCGACCATGCATGCACGATGTCCGGGGCCTCGGTGGTCTGGGCCAGCACGCCGAGCGCGCCGTACCACGTCGGCTGGTCGATGTTGCCGCGCGTGTCGCGCATCATCCCCATGATCGCGCACTGGTCGGCGATCAGCAGGGCCGACGACGGATCGAAGCCCGCGCCCGCCGTCAGGTCGCTGGACGAGGCGAGCAGCCCGGCCGGGGCCGGACCCAGGTGAGCGAACGGGTCGGCAGGCGTGGCCGAGACATAGGCCATCAGCGGGGCCTGCATGACCGCTAGGTCGAACTGCGCGGCGGCGCGGACCACGTTGACGGTCTTCACCGCGGACTTGCGGTTGTGCGTCCCAGGAGCCCGCAGGACGCTCGCTTCGTCCGCCGTGCGCGATGGGTCGGATAGGATGCCTTCGGCCGCCAGCGCCCTCTTGAGGGCCTCCGCCGTGGTCTTCCAGACGTGAGGGGCCATGTCGGCGGTCATCGACCAGTAGGCGTGGACGCCCCAGCCCGAGTTCACCAGCATCGGCAGGGGGAGCCCGAGCTTCGTGGCGAAGCCCAGGATGGCTGCGGCCGCGGCCTTCTGGGTGGGGTACTTGGGCGGCTTGCCCGGACGGCTAGGGCCGACGTCGAGGTCGACCCAGAACGACCGCACCTTGGCCACGTACTTCTGCGCCCGGTGGTTCTTGCCGGTGGCCGGATCGTGCGGGCGGGGAAGGTAGGTCGAGCAGGCGAAGTAGACGGTGCGGGTCTGGTCCACCCGCATCACGGTGTTAGCTAGCCACGCGTTGTCAGGACCCCAGCTGTGGGCGTAGCCCTTCTTGTCCACGAGCGGGACTGCGGCGCAGCGCAGCCCCTCGGTGGGAAGGACGATGTCGAAGAAAGTCTTGGCGTCCACGCAGCCCCCCACGGCTCAGGTAAAAGTTAACGGGCGACCTTATCCAGGGCCTGACGGATGTAGTGGGCGCGTTCGCGCCGCATCGTGCTCATCGGGACCGGGAGCAGACCACTCTTTGTAGCCTTGGCGATGTCGTCAACGATCTTCTGGACCTTCGTATGGTGAAGGTAGTGGGGCTGCTTGTGGTCGTTTAACCAATAGGAGCATGTCACCCGCCCGACACCCACAAG